TCAGTTAAGTATAATTTCTTTAAACCGCCAGCACCTTGTCTGCAGTCTAATGTTATTGATTCTATAATTGCACAAGGCATTTTTTATAAATTTTAAAAGGGAGTTGTTACACTCCCTTGGTTAATATTAAGCGTTAGTGTATTGTACTACGTGATCGATGAATTTTACAGCAACACCTGCTCTAAATGCACCAAACAATCTCCAAACTCTATCGTCTTTTGAATACCATGCTTCGATATTTTCTAAGTCTGATTGTAAATCAGTACCGAATACTAAGTTTGAAGCGTAAGTTGCTATAATACGATTTCTTACCGCTGTTGGTAATGAACCAGTATCAACTGCGTTATCGTTATTCATACCTGGTACTGCAATAACTTTCATATTAGTGCCTGGATACATCATTTCCCAGTTATTCCATACATTATCAGTTGTATACTGAGAACCATAGATACCATAAGTTGATGTAATCTTAGCAGCTAAAATTCTGAAAGTATCATAACCACAAAATGCAACGATTGGCTCATTTGCAATTGCAGCAGCTGGTACTTTTGCATAAACATCATCAAATATAGTTAATACATTTGTTGAATTTAAAGTTGATGCTGTTGCAGCAACTGCTGTCCCAGCAGTATCAATTGTAGATAACCAACCATTCATCTGCTTTAATACAGTTGAATTAGTGTAAGTTGTTTTACCTTGCCAAATCATTTGCTCAACATTCTTAGCAACTTGTGCTAATTTTCTGTCGATAATGTTTTGTGCAATAGATAAAGAGTCATTGTTTGCTCCCGCTGGTAAATACTTTTGAGTGTAGTAAGTGTTTAAGTCTTTTAAACAAAACTGCTCTGCAAAATTAATACCTACAGTTGCGATTGATACTTGACTGAAAGTTGTAGTACCCGAAGTTGTGAAGCTACACGCTTCCGCTTGGAATGGTACTGTACTTTCTAATACAGGGATTTTTTCTGTAGACTTAATACCTGTACGAATGTCTACTCCTTTTCCTAAGGTTACACCACCTAATATTGCTTTGGTGATGAGGTCAGCTCTGTTTTCTTCAACATAAGCTGTCATTGAATCAAATGAAAATGCCATGATTTTTGTTTTTTGTTTTTATTGTTAATAATTATATACTTTTTTTCTAAACTCTTCTAAACTTGATAGTGGTTTCTTACTATTGTTTTTTGCTTCGCTTAATGGTGCAACACTTGGAGCGTCTGCAACTTTTTCAATTAAACTAAACAACTTTTTGTTTAAATCGTTTTGAGTATTGATAGTTGTGTTTGCAGCTTCTAATGATTGATTTGCTAAACCTAACGCAGCTTCTAATTTTGATAAACGCTCGTTTAATTCAGCAAACTTTGCTTCAAACTCTTGATTATTATTAGATGACATTTCTTCCATTACTGGAGCTTCTTCAACTTCTTCAGGTTCGATGCCTTTTACAATTCCGTTTTCAATGTAAATCTTCATTGGCATTTCATTTACCATGATAACCATTTCAGT